GTTGAGAATACGGACTACGAGGTGCTTGGAGACAAGATTTGGTTGTATACCCAAGGATTTTACAAAATAGAGTATAATACAGGTTATACAGTCATCCCAGAGGACTTTACGAACGACATTAACACGCTTGTGGCGTGGATGTATGAGAATAGGGGTAAGAACTTCCAAGGCAGCGCAAGGCAAGACCTCGTGAAGCAATATCCTAACTGGGATGGGTTGAATTACCATCAGTATAAAAAAGTTATGATATAATGGCTTACGGCATCAACATATCGTCAGTCATCTCTAAGCTCAATAGAGACTCAAAGAAGCTCTTAGAGCAAGTAGATGATGAAATACTCAAGGGATTGCAAGAAGTGGTCGTAAAAGCCAAGGCTGACGCTCCTGCGTTCATTGCACCAAGTATTAATGTCGAGAAGAAGGGAGAATTACAATATAGCTTAAATGCAGAGAACAGGGTATCGGCTTATTTTGAGTTCGGTACAGGCCCTTATGCAGAAAAGTATATCCCAGGTATTGAGCAAGAGTGGCAATTGATAGCAAGTGATTATTATGTGGACGGATCAGGTAATACACCTGTAAATAAGTTTATGTACCCTTCCTACCAGAGTGTTATGCCAAGGGTGTTCGAAAAAATACAAAAGGACTTAAATGCTTGATACGAGTAACGCTATACGGACAATATATCTTAACAAGCTAAATGGGTTTCTGACCTATGATGGGAAGAATGTACCTGTTTATGGAAATAAGGTATTTAAGACTGTTCCGAAGCGTTATGTGATTATTGGGGACATCAGTGAGAGTGCAAATAACAATAACCATTTGTTTATGAGTAATATTGATGTGGTTATTGATATATTTGCAGAGCAGTACATGACGTATGACAATGCGGTTGTGGACGATATAGCTTCCCAAATATTGAATATTCTCATCCCATCTCCTGCGGTAGTGAACATTGGAGATGCAAATTTCGAAATTTATCCAACGGCAAGAATAGCATCAAGGTATCTGCCTTTGGAGTCCGGACAAAACTTTATAGCAAGAAAGATAATAACAATCAGTAATTTAGTAAATCAAAAATAAGAGAAAATGGCACAAATCCTCGGTTCTGCCCAAAATGTCAACATAGATGTTGCAGGTGGCACTTCCTACAAACCATTGGTATGTTTGAGGACTTCCTCAGTTAATACTACAATGGACTCAACCACAGATCAAACAAACTGCGGTGTTCTTACTTCACCTTCTGAGCCACAGATGACAATCGACTTCGATGCTATCTGCGAAACGGCTGCTGCATCACTTGCTACCCCATCAGTATCTTACAAGGAGTTGCTGAGTGCAATGGTGAATAAGACACTTGTAGCAGTACAGGTGCAAAACCCAGTTGTATCTGGCTCAAGCGCAGGTGCATACTACTACCATCAGTTTTCTGGCTACATTACTGATTTGACATTGAACCAAGCTTCTGCTGAGTTCATGAACTTCTCAGGGACTATCCAGTCTTCTGGTGCGCTCGATATTACAGTTTAAGATTTAAATTATGAATTATATTCAGATTACTATTGGTAATCGGAAGGTAGGATTGAAGTTTGGAATGGCTTCTTTCCGTTACATTTCCGACAAATTTGTGGATGGTATTAGTTTTAATGGTGGCGATTTGAATGAGATTGGGGTAGCTCATCTCATTTACAGCGGATACTACAACAATTGCTTGGTAAAACAAACTCCAATCGATATGACATTTGAGGATGTCGTTGACTTTGTGGAAGCGAATCTCAATAACGATGAGTTTATGAAGGAGCTGACGGAGGTCATAAAGGTTTGGAGTGAAAGTGACTTTATAAAGCAGACTCAAACTAAGGATGAAGAGCCAAAAAAAAAGACCTCTCGTGGGAAGAAATAGAGGCATTCGCTTTCGGTGAATTGTGTCTACTCCCACGAGACTTCTACGATATGAGTCCGAGGCACTTCAGCTTGATGATAAGAGGTCATCAGGACAAAAAAGTAGACTCATATAGGCAAACTCGCCTGCTGATGTTTACAATGGTCAGGTTAATGGGAGACCCAAAGTCTGCGCCCAAGACACCTGAGGCATTGTGGGAACTGCCAGGTGATGAGAAACCGAATCAAATAAATGATGAGGAGTACAGAGAAATCTTTAAACGGCTAAGCAATGTCTGATGGAGCTTTAAGAATACCTATTACTGGCGATGCCTCGCAGTTTAAAGCTACGTTATCAGAAGTAGAGAGTTCATTAAAATATTTCAAGGAGAAGCTTAAATCAGCGAAGGGTGACCAGATTGGTAAGATAAATTTCACCATTTCTGGTCTTGAGGAGACTAAGAACGCATTAACGACATTCGGCAAGTTCGCTGATGGAACGCTCGGTCAATTATACCAAAAGTTAGAGCAATTAAAAAGCTTAAGGCTGACAATACAGGCAGATGCAACTGCCTTAACTCCTGTCAATAACGCTATTGACGAGACAACTAAGAAAATAAAAGACCTTCTGAATGCAGGGTTGCAGAAGCCAATAGTGGAGGCTGCACAAGTATCTGCCAATTCAATACAAGGTTTAAAGAATAGGATAGATGAGTTAAACCAAAAGAAACTCAATCTTGATGCAAAAGATGATTATTTAGAAATAGTCAAACTTAACCAAGAGATAGATAGGTTAAAAACGCAGATTAATAATCTGAATAAACTTGGATTAAAAGTAGATCAGACTATTGACCCTGCGGTTAATTCATTTAGAAACCTAACAAATACATCTAATAAAAGCAGACAAGCATTAACAAGTCTGTCACTTGTAGCGCAAGACTTACCATTTGGATTTATAGCCATTCAGAATAACCTTCCTGCGGTAATTCAGACATTCGGGCAGTTAAAAGCTGAATCAGGAACAGTTAAAGGTGCTTTATCTTCTCTTGCTTCAGGACTTGTAGGGCCAGCAGGCTTATTTCTTGCATTTAGCGTAGTTACCGGAGCTATAACATTTGCTATACAGAAGTATGGGTCATTGGGTGCGGCAATAGATGCTTTGACTGGCAAATATGTAGATTTAGGTGCTGTTGTAAATAGGGCAGCAGAGAGTTTAAAAGAATATAACGAGAATCAGATAAGCACAAGTGAGATTACAGCAAGAGCTGAAGCATCTCAAGCAGGACAGATTTTAAAAGCAAGAACACTTACTAATGTTGTATTAGATTTAAGCAAATCGGAAGATGTCAGAAAAAAGGCATTAGAAGGTTTGCAAAAGTTAGATGAGGAAAGATTCAAGAATTTTAATGTAGAAAAAGGTCTTTTAGATGGACTTACGGCAGCAACGGAAAATTATACAAGAGCAATTATAGCTCAAGGGGTTGCTTCAAAGTTTACAGATCAAGTATCTGCGACTACAGTAGAGTTAGAGAATCAAAGAAATGCTTTAGGTACCGTATTGACACAGCTTGATAAGTATGGAAACTTTCAAGAAAAAATACAAAGATTTAGAGCAGAACAAGCTCAAACAGCTGCACTGGGAGGTGTCCCAAGAGCTGCAAATGAGGAAGAAAGGACTATAGAAGCTTTAATTAAAAAACGTAAGGAATTAGAAGATGGCATTGTAAGTCTTGTTGGGCAATTAAATGAATATAATTCTTCTGCAAAAAACGCAATACTTACCGCATCTTCTCTTTCATCAGGATTAAAAAAGACCGGAGACTCAGCAGATGATGCTGCAAAAAAGACAAGCAAACTTAAAAAGGCTGTAAAAGATTTAGACATAGCTGAACTTGAAAGACAGGGAAGGATAGCTGCATTTAAGTTGGAAGAGCAGGCTTACAAAAACAGGCTAAAGGCGGTTGAGGACAATATAAAAGCAGAGAAAAAATTATTTGATGAGATTGAGAATAGATTTGAAGCTGATGCAGCAGAAGCAGATAAATTAACAAAGAAGGTTGCTCCAAATGCAAGTATTGAAAGAGCGACAGAACCGCTTGCGGAAGTTCAAAGACAATATCAACTTGCATTTACTGCTATCAATCAGACATTCTTTGAGCCTTTGCAGAACCTATTTGAGACATTTTTGAATACTGGTAAGTTTACATTCAAAGAGTTTACTAAGAGTGTGCTAAAAAGCATTACATCTATTGTATCCAAATTGCTTGCAACTGGAGTTATAACAGCTCTGATGAATTTATTGAACCCAGGAGGTATGCTTGCAAGTTTTGCAGGAGGATTCGGTGGCGGAGGTCAGGGAGCTAATCCTATTCTGAGCGCACTCGGAAATGTATTTGGAGCGCAACCAAGGCGGCCAGATTTTAATGGCATTAGACCACAAGGTGGAGGAAGAGGCGGAGAAAAGGTAGAATTTCAGATAAGAGGAACTAACCTTGTAGGCGTACTCAACAGGGCAAATGGAGAAATAAATAGAATTGGATAATGGCGTTTGCAGTAAAATATAGAATCAGTTTTATAACAGTACAGAATGTATCCTGTCAGGTAGATTTATCATTTGATGGGTATAGCGGTTCTATAATTGCTTTGAACGGAGCTGACAGACCATTTGTGCTTGAGGAGTTTAATACAGATGAGGATTTGTATAAGCCAATACGGCCACAACAGGCATTGATAAATTTCGTATCTCAATCAGGGGTATCCATGCTTGATTTCATTGGAAATTCAGATGAGTATTGCTTAGTTGAGTTTTATTACAATACAAATATGTATTGGAGAGGATATATACTTCAAGATAATATTCAAGAAGAATGGCAAGATCAAAACCATGTTATATCCCTTAGAGCAAGCGAAAACATAGGAACTCTTAAAAGCATTCCACTTGCTAATCTTGATGGTTCTGAGATGATAGGTAGGTTTTCTGCATTGCAGATACTTCAGATAGCTATGTCTGATGCTGTTACAGCTATACCTGCTAAGAATGTGTTCTTACAAGTTATTAGCAACTTGTACAATACGGCAATGAGTACATCTTCTCCAAGCCTAACTCAAGCATACATAGATGCAAGGACATTTAGCGTAGGAGATGGGGAGTACGATAATAAATATAACGTAATCGAGAAGATAAATAGAGCTTTTAGCCAAACTGTTGTTCAGTATGCAAACTCTTGGTATTATTATAGACCAGAGGAAATTTATACAAATCCATCTAATAGTTTAAAAAGATGGAGATACAATCCACTTGTTCTTCCACCAAGTGATTGGACAAGCGCAAACGTAAGATATGATTTAAACGTAGGACAATCTCAAAGCATAAAGCTTATTGCTCCGCAGATGATCAGGTTCATTAAGAGACCAACAAAAGTTGATGAAATAGATTTTAATTATGACTATCCATCAGAGGTTTTACCTAATCAGAATTTCCAAAGAGGAACATTAATAACTTCTACATCTACATATAAGACGTATACAATAAATAATTGGACTGCTTACAAAGGCACAAAGGATTCTCCTGTACCTACGACTAAAGCAAATTACAGGAAGGATATATTTGATGTATATGGGAACAAGACAGACTCATATATGTATCTTGAAAAGGAAGATAATCCTGCTGATGATAACTGGTTTCAATCGGAAGATGTGCAGGTATCAAGGAATGATGTTCTTGATATATCTTTTCTTTGGAGGTGGGATGAAGGCACATCTCTTATAAACCCAATACCTACATTTAAAGTAGCTCAAGTATTTTTTATACAATCAGGATCACCTGGGTATAGATTCTACTTAAACGACAAAGGAGAGTGGGAGTATATTTTAGGCGGTGTATTGGATAGCACAAATCCTGATAGGTATTTAAGGTTAAAGCCTGACAATTCTTCATTTGTAGCTAATAAGTATAATGAGAAATCGGTTTTAACTAATCCAATTCCGTATGATGGTACTATAAGAATTCTATTTACAAACAACACAGGCATATATTCTCATTTATGGACACAATTGCAGATAAGATTGCAGGGGTCTATAAATGGCTTAACAACACAGAATATAGCAGGAGAATTCGCAAGATTTACAAAGCCAGAGGATTTTAGGGGTAACTTCTATGATGAGATTCATCTTGCTGATACCACTAATAATAATTTTAAGGGATGCTTATTTGATAGTGCAGACAACAGATATAATCCTACTTGGTATCGTTTCCGTTACAATACGGAGAGTTTTTCATTTATGCGACAAAATCTTATTGCTCAATGGGAGAATAGCAGGTTCTACAGAAATAAGATAGATGCTACATTTTTCGGACTATCTCAGAGTGGCACGATGGTTGGTCTGATAAATACAATTAAATTTGTGGATGATGACCCGAATAAGCTATACGCTATCGTGAACATGAAAGAGATAGACTTTATTAATGAGACTTGGAGCGCAACGTTGTTAGAAGTGTATGATACAACAAGGGATAGCGGGGTGGAGACTACATATCCGACATATTTGCGTGACTTTATATATAAATAAATGGCAGATTTAATAAAAACAGAAGGACTTGTGTTGGCTATCACGGATGGAAGTGGCAACACTTATCCTTTTGCCTGCGCAAAAAGCTCAACGCTATCTATAACAAAAGATTTAATAGAACTTGCCCCAAAAACAAATGGGAAGTATAAAGAGTATATAGGGGGAAGGCAAACTGCTTCCATTAGCGGTAGTGGGTTAATTAAGATGAGCCAGAGCGTCATGCACCCAATTACATTCTTTGATGCATTTATAGAAGCCACAGATACAACTTATGTAGGATATGTTGATTTTATAGATGCTCAGAATAACTATAAATTGTATAAATTTACCTGCATAATTCAAGATTTATCCATTGATTCAACGTACGGAGGCATCCCTTCATACAATTTCACATTACAAGTTACAGGCGGCTTCACAGAGCTGACGATAGTTGACACTTATGTGGTAAGCGGTGGAACAATAACCAGCAGGTCAACTGCAACTCATAAATTGGTGGCGATAGGGTATGGTGGTAAGTGGTACTACAATTACACAGTTGTAGGCACTACAATAACACTTGGAGCGAGTTTAAACGGAACGACAGTTATAGCAGCTTATATAGCACTTTAAAACCAATAATATGAAACAATTCGTTGACAACGTTAAGACAAGTTTATTCGGTGCGGTGGCAGGACTTCCTGTGATTTGGGAAGGAGCAGAGGCAGGGGATTGGAAAATGATTCTTGCAGGGATTGGAATGTTCCTCGTAGGACTCTTCGCTTCTGACGCTAAAAATTAATGGGGGATGGATCAGGGTATCATTGTGACAATAGTGATTCAGTCCATCGTGTTTATAGGGGCATTGTCGAAAATGTTCACGGACATGAAGATTAAGTTGAGAGAACTTGACCTTCGTGTCCGCACCCTTGAAAAGAAAGAGGATGAGATTGGAGAAAAGTTAGGTAAGATATTTGATGCGCTTCAAGACATCAAATTAGAGTTAAAAGATAAACAAGACAGAGAATGAGTAAAGTTAATCTCAAGCCGATAAGGCGTGGCGATACCTGGTCAATAGACTTTAAGTTTTGGAGTGATTCTTGCAAGACCACTCCTATTGACGTATCAACTTATGTGTTCAAGCTGATGGCGAAGAACGCAGCAGGGGCAACGCAATGGACTTGGGATAATA